AACCATCTGGGGCGGTGCTAATGGGCATCGTAAATCTATGATTCTAGGGCAGGTGATGGCTTGGCTAGCGCAAAGCTCTAAGGTCTGTATTGCCTCCCTTGAAATGCGCCCTGAAGAAACCCTATTAAGAATGGCGAGACAGGTAGCAGGCTGTTACCCCAGTGCTGATTTTGCCCGCGAATTTGCCGATTGGGGTAATGAAAAAATCCTGATTTACGACCAACTGGACACGGTAGAAGCCACCAAGATTTTAGGCATGGTGCATTATGCCGCTAAGGAGCTTGGTTGCCAGCATATTGTGATTGATTCACTGACTAAGTGCGGTCTGGATGAAGAGGATTATAAAGCCGAGAAGAAGTTTGTGGATAGACTGCAGTGGGCAGCTAAACATTACGAGGTCCATATTCATTTGGTTTGTCACATTCGTAAAGGCATGAGTGAGGACCGCGTACCCAATAAATACGACATTAAGGGATCGGGCGCTATAACCGATGTATCCGATAACGTGATTATCTGCTGGAAAGATAAGCGCAAAGAAACTGCTAAACGCAAACAGAAAGAAGGGCAGGGATTAACCCCTGATGAAATGGAATCGTTAGAAAGACCTTGCCAGTTACTCAGTGTGATGAAGCAGCGCAACGGTGAGTTTGAAGGCTCTATTGCTCTGTGGTTTAGAGAAGATGGGCTGCAATTTGAAGAGTATGAAGGCCGTGGGGTGCCTCCTATTGATATGGGGTTATTCCATGATTGAATTACATAATTGTGATTGCATGGACTATATGAAAACGCTTGAGGATAAGGCGTTTGACTTAGCGATTGTAGATCCGCCCTATGGGATTGGAAAGAAGTTGACTAGCGGTGGCTGTGGCGCAGGTCTACAAAATATGGTGAATAGCAATGCTGATAAGTGGGATATAAAGCCAAAAAAAGAATATTTTAACCAGCTTTTCAGAGTCAGTAGAAATCAAATCATATGGGGTGCAAATTATTTTTATGCTGAAATTGATACCCCTAGCAGGGGATTTATTTATTGGGACAAACAAAAACCCATACTGAATTTTTCTGCTGGTGAGTTTGCTTGGACATCTTTTGATACACCATCAAGAACATTTAGGCACATGTATACAAATTTTGTAGGGCTGGATATTAATAAAATTCACCCTACACAAAAACCAGTGAAACTCTATGACTGGCTACTTAAAAACTACGCCAAAGAAGGCGACAGAATCCTAGACACCCACTTAGGCTCAGGCTCTAGTGCAATAGCCGCGCACTACGGTGGTTTTGACTTTGTGGGTTGTGAGTTGGACAAAGATTATTTTGAAGCGGCTAAAAAGCGTTTTGATGAGGAAACTAAACAAAAGGAATTGTTTGCCGAGACGATTACATGAAGCCAGCCTTAATATTTTTTGAGGGCCAGCCATTTAAAGTGAGAGAATTAGCCAAGCGTTTTGAGATTCCGCCTTATGTCTTAACGCAACGTGCTAGACGGTGTAAAAATCGCAAGATGCACCTGGGCGAAAGTTGCGCGGTATTTACTAAAGACAATCTAAAAAGACCGCAAGTTAGAAGAACGGTAGAGCTTAAACGGTTTTTATTAAAATTATCCGAAAAAGAAATAGAAATTTTTTGCAATATTGCCAATAAGGTCGAAGACCCTACCGAAGAAGAACAGGCGCTGATTGATTACCTTTCTAGAGTCATTAAACCCAAATTCGATGGCCTAAAGATGTGGAATGCCCTAGTAAGAGGCCGCCATGACTGAATTAGGCACTATGAAATTCCCGTTTCGAATCACCAACGCCTTCCAACGTGACCGATTAGCCGATCAGATTAAGCAGCTTGAAGTGAGCAAAGAAAAGCCTGTTTTTATCAAGATTACCGATGCCAAAGAAAAGCGCAGCGAGGCCATTAATCGACTAGCTCATATGTGGTACAGGCAGGTTTCAAAGCAGGGTCAAGAATACACCCCCGAACAGATTAAAAGCATTGCAAAGTTACGCTGGGGCGTGCCGATTATGCGCGAGCATGATTACTTCAATAGCCGCTGGATGACCTTAACCGCTGCCTTTCCATCCTATGAAAAACAGTTAGAAATTTTGGAATATTTGCCGGTAACGTCGTTAATGAGTAACGCGGAAATGAGCGAGTATTTAATTAGTTTTAAACAGGTAATGGGGGATAAATATCAATTAATAGAACCTAGCTTAGAGGGGATTAGGTTATGAATATAGGAAATACAATGTGGATAATCCCCAAAAACTACCCTCTGTACTCTCTTTTTGCTCAGGATATGGTGGCATCGAAAGAGGACTTGACCTTGCAGGGTTTGAACATCGAGTCGTCGCTTATGTGGAGATCGAAGCCTTCGCAATTGCGAACCTGGTTGCAAAGATGGAAGCGGATGCCTTGGTTTCAGCACCTGTGTACACGAATCTTAAAACCTTCCCAGCGGAAATCTTTCGAGACAAAGTTGACCTTATTACTGGCGGATACCCATGCCAAGCATTCAGTGCAGCAGGGCAACGAAAAGGCAAAGACGACCCCAGACACTTATGGCCCTACATTCGAGAACACATCCGAACAATTAGACCTAAGCGATGCCTTTTTGAAAACGTCGAGGGACATATCAGCCTTGGACTCAGAGAAGTCATTGCAGACTTGGAAAGCCTTGGTTACTCAGCAACGTGGGGAATATTCAGCGCGGTTGAAGTCGGCGCACCCCATAGAAGGAAGCGAGTCTTCATTATGGGGAACTCCTGCGGTGAATGATGCGAACAAGACACCCCATTGTGAAATAAACAGTAAGCAAGCTGGTCTTAGTAGAAGTGTCGGTCGGGCTGAAACTAAATGGCCTACACCCAGCGCAAGAGATTCCAAAGGCTCAAATGGTTATCAAGAAACACTAAACAAAATTGCACAAGGCAAGCGAGCGCACATGGGGCAGTTACCTAATGCAGTTATGGTTGCGAATAAGACTAAATCACACCTCAATCCTGACTGGGTAGAGCAATTGATGGGCGTTCCGTCCGGTTGGACTGCGCTAGATGGTACTTGTAAAGAATGGCAATACGGATGGCACGATGGAAGTTGGGAGGCAGATATTCCGCGAGTAGTAGAAAGCTGTGATGATCGCGTGGATCGAATACGATTATTGGGAAATGGTGTAGTGCCAGCTACTGCGGCGAAAGCATTTATAACTTTAACAGAGAGGCAATTATGAAAAACTGCGGCATAAGTATTTTAGATATAACCGATAAAGATGGGGCATTACGCCTTAGTGTATTTGGCATATGGTCGGAAAACTTAACCTATTTTGAGCATGGTAAAAGTTTGCTGGCTATCGAAAAGAATCAACGAGAAATCACTATCGATTTATGTTTTATGCGGTTTAGTGTTGATCTATGACAGTAAAACGCGAGCGATGTGACAAATGGTTTAGCGACGTTGTTCGCCAAAAGGCGGGCTTTGTCTGTGAACACTGCGGCGCTAAAGATGTCGGGATGGATTGCGCCCATATTTACGGCAGAAGGGCTAAGAGTGTGCGCTGGTCCCTGGATAATGCCCTATGCCTATGTCGCACTTGCCACCGCGTTTTTACCGAAAACCCGCTTGATTTTAGCCACTGGCTTGAAAGTTATTTAGGCGAGGGTCATATGGAAATATTAAATGAAAAACGCAATGCGTTACTTAAAACCAACCAGGCACTTAGAAAAGAAATAGCGACACATTACCGCTTAGAACATAAAAAAATGCTTGAAGATGAAAACTATCAACCGGTGAGTTTTAACTAATGTTTGATCGCGGAATAAGTACATCGACGGTAAAGATTTACGTAAAGGGTAAAGCCTGTAAAAGGGATATTGCAGCAGGCATTAATTTTTTAAACGCAATTTGTGAGGTAAGTATGATTGATTTTAGAGCAGATTATGAAGCCTGTGAAGACAATGATTGGATTGATTTAATAAATACATACTGGAATATACATAACACTTGCGATGGCGAAATAAGAACAAATGCTTTGCGGGACTTGCAAGGTGAGATTCACCTAAGAATTTCTAAGCTACCGCCAAGCGAGGATGAAGTGCTGGCGCATAACCCTACTATGGTTGAAGGTTAGTTAGCTAGCAACTTAATTAAAATGCCAATCAGAAAAACATAACTTACAATGTGCGCTCCTAGACTAATAATGCGCTCATCTTTTAAAGCAATGGTTAAATCTGTTTTACTAACGCAGCGCTTAATAACGTCTTCATGATTTTGGATGTGAACCTCTGCTTCACCAGCAGACACACCAATATTTTTATATCTTTTTTCCATTATGCGCCCCAATCTAAAATCTTCGTTAACAGCCGCCATGGTTAAAAATCCTTTTACGTTTTCCTTAAACTTAATCTGAGTATAGCTGTAATCTACAACTAATGGTTGTATTTATAATAGTTAAGCTATTAACTATTTTTTTGTGAATATTGGGTATTTTTGAAGAAAAAGTTAATTGAGATTAGTCTATATTTAGTTGAGTAGCTTCCACATGGCTACTTATCCAGCAGCTTTAGCCCCTCTAGTCGGTAGTAGGGGCTTTTTTTTAATCAGCTTGTGCATCTATAAGTTTTTGAATGTCACATTTAAAATGTTCACTTAACACTTCCATCGCTTTATCAATTTGAATGCGTTTATTAGATATAATGATGTGGCCATCTTCAATTTTTAGATTGTTGACTAATCTGGGTTTTTGCGCTGGCGCTTTAGGTTTATATTCCGCTTTGTTGATTAGCTTTAATTGCGCCTCATTTAATATAAATTATTTAATTATTACCATCTTTGAGAATAGATAATTTTTCACCGATGTTTAATAATTTGTTTAAATTTTTTTCTTTTTTTCTCGTTCTCTTTCTAAGGTTTTCGGCAGCTAAATGTTTAGCATATCTTACCGGATCACTTTTTAATTTTTTATACCATCGCTGTCTAGCTTCATACTGCCAACGCCTATACTCTGCTAATTCTTGTTTAGTCATTTTTTCCATTCTTCTTTTCCACTCAGCACGAAAATTTTTCCTCTCAGCTTCTTTTTCTTCTTCGCTTAAATTTGCATACCGTTCTTTTTTTCGTTGCTGATTGCCTGTTCTTTGCTCATCAGTAAGTTTATAATAACGGTCCAGTTTTTTTTGCCTCGCAGCTTCTTTTTCTTCTTCACTTAAATTTGCTAAATACCCCTGTACTCGTCGTCGTAATTTTTCTTTTTTGCATTTTTCAGAACAAGTATTTGTCAATAGGCTAAGATTTTCATTTGTTGCGTATTTGCCGCAAACGATACAAGTTCCGCGCCGGCAAATATCGCATAAAAGTATAGACTCAGGCTTTCTACCAAGGTTTTTCACGCTCATTTCAAGTGATCTACCGCAGTCGCAGCGGCATAACCAGACATTATAGTAAGTTACCTTTTTTTTCCCAATAGCCACTTGCCCAACTATTTCACGCAAAGTCAGTTTGCCAAGTTTCGAACCAATATAAAACTTTGTACCCAGTTTTTCTCTCGTCGACTTCCCCATCTTTTATCTCCCTGTTTTCTTTTAAGTCCATTCTTTACCGTTAAACCTCGAAACACTAATTGGGCATTCATCCTTCATTTTTGTTAAAGAAACATCAAAGCAACCAGCCTGGTGCATTTCTTCGGCTCTCTTTTGCGCTAATTCTTCACCGTCGTACATTTCCAATTCGATCATATGATCCTGTTCGGTCACTCTTTCATCACTTTTGACGTTGTAATAGGCAACTTGCCATTCAATTATGGTTTCCATTTGTGTATCTCCTTATAAATCGGGTTATTTCATTTCTTTAAACTTAGCATTTAAATTTTCGCGGAAAAAATTAAAAACCAAATTTTCCTATGATTTTGAACCTTTATACACCTAAATCTTTTAAAACTTTCTCAACTGCAGTCGCGGCTTTGATTGAAGAATGACCAGAGCATGTGTTTTTATAATTTTTAGCTTGTTCAATTGTTAAAAAGTGGCACACACTCAAATCAAATGCTATCGCCTCTTTTGCGGCATCAAGAATACTGAGACAATTTTTTGCACTGCAAAATTCAATTTGAGTCGTGTCGCCTACCTCAATAGCTTTGCCTTCTTCTTTTAATATTTTTAGTAAATCTTCTGGAATTTCCTCTTCTTCACCCCAACAATCAAAAGCCTCTTGCAGTGTCCAATAGGTATATACAAAGTTACTACCAGCCCCAGCGATAATGTCAGCATCGTTATATGCAACCCAGGCGCTAGGTGGAAGTCTGTGAGGTATTTCAACAATAATAGTAGTAGTCATATCCATAGTTTTCTCTCCTTATAAAATTGGGTTATTCCATTTTAAGTTTAATTTTAGCATTTAAATTTCCGCGTGCCTGTTTACAATGTTTATTGCCACATTTTTAGCCAACCCGGGGTTATATGGGCAAACGACTGTTTCCAGCCGCTTACCATTTTCATAAATTGCATATTTATCTGGTCTAACTTCGACCGCACAATAGTTCCCGTTTTCGTAGGTGATAATCATTTAAAAAGCCCCGCAAATATTAAATAAGTTTCGATTGCATTTTCTACAGTTTGGCAATGTTTATACTTTATTTTTCCGCCAGGGTTATTTAATAAAATTGAATATGTCACCTTTCCGTCAATCGGTTTAAAATATTGGTCTACTTCTTCATTAACCAAAATTAAAGGTATTGGACAATCATCCCAATCTTTATCGTAATAATAACTCGGCTGATTTAAATCTTCGTCACTACAATCAACAAAATTGGCATAACATAGTAAATTTGCCTCCTCTTCGGGCATTAACTTTTTAACGCTTAAATGAATATCTAAACTGCCTGGATTGACTCTTGCTAATCGTTCTAATATTTCACGTGTTGCCATGATGTATCTCCTTTTAGTCCTTTAAATGTCTTTAAAAATATTCGCTTATATCTTCATTTGTTCGGATCTCGTTAAATACGGCTAATATTTTATTTTTACTAATGCCATAATCTTTAAGCGCATCAACACAATCATCAATGCAATTTGTATATAAACACTCACGATTTATAAGCTCGCGCTCAATAATGCCTTTTTTGCCGTTTTCGGCTATATCTAGCTTAATACCTGCTTTTTGAATCGCAGCAAGGCCATCAAATAAAGAATTTACATTTGCTCTTGGAACGATCATCCCATTCCCGCATTGAATGTAATCTTTGTTGGGTATATTAGGGTCTTTTGCTTTTTCAAACTGCTCAGTGCTGAACGCAAAAATAGTTCCCGTTTCATCAAATAAAGCGCTGTGAGCATCTTTGACATAATCACTTAAATATTTCATTTGCTTAACTCCTTTTTTAAGTTGTTAATTTTTTGCGTAATCAGCGAACGCTGTAAAAAATCAAAACACCGAAAAGACAAATTTTTATCTGCACACATTTTTAGCAAATCACCGTTTGCTTTTTTTCTGACGTTTTCATTTAGTAAATCTTTGTCTTTGTATAAAGTTTTAAATTTAATTTGTATATTGCCCATTTCACATAAAGTGCTATTCCATATTTTGCGGGAATATTGAATGTATCCAGCCATTTCATAATCTCCTTTTAATTAGTGGCTCATCCTTAAGCCGTGTTTCGTCCTTCTTGCGACTGCCAGCACTTTCGCGCTGATAATATGAATGCAGGACATTCAAATTAAATATAATACATTTTATTTTGAATGCAAGACAAACAAATAAAAATTGTAAAATCAATTTATTAAGCCATAATTGAACCTATGGCAAAAAAGACAAAAAAACATGGAAATGCTGGTAATGATCACGCTTTACGCGGTGATTATTCTGCGGACCTTACTATTAGATTAACTGAAGACCAGGATGAGCATATTATAACCAAGGCTAAGGCTACAAAGACTAGCCGGTCTGGTGTAGTGCGCCAGCTAATAGATGATGATATGAAACAAGATAAAAACAAGTAATCTAATATAATAAATCTCTAGCTACATCTTTTCGAAGTAAACCCTCCTTTAGCACCTCCCAAAAAAAATCGTCGCGGTAAATCCTAACCTGTCTACTATCCTTATATATACAAACTTATAAGGAGCAGGGCAATGAGTGACAAAGTTAAAAAGATTGAGAAAGAAATAGAAGATCTATGCTTGGAATATGCAATGGTAGAAGAAAAGCAAAAGCCAGTCAGTGCAGACTTAGCAACAAAAGAAAAGGCAAAGCTATACAAAGTTATCCAGCTGGGCCTGGTTAAGATGAAGATACTCGAGAACAAACTTAAAAAATTAAGAGAACAGTTAATAAAGTTACATTAAAAAACTAGGGAGTTGGTTACGCAATTCCCACATTTTCCCGCTTAATTCAATCAAACAAGCATAAAACAACAAACTTAATACTATAAAAGCCATATGTATAAATTTAGGTTTGTAACGTGGCACAGAAAATTCAGCTGGATCTCAAAGAAGTCGAAAGGCTAGCAAGTATAGGCTGCACAGAGGAGCAGATAGCTCAGAGTCTAGGCGTATCCCGCGCTACAATTCAGCGAAGAAAACGTGACTCTGCCACATTTGATGCCGCGTATAGGGAAGGCCGAAACTCCTGCATTGTTAAAGTAAAGAATGCATTGTATGAGTCTGCAACTGGTGAGAAGCCTAACGTATTAGCGCAGAAGACACTGTTAGAGCGCATCGAAGGACCGGCGAAGGTCGAGGTACAGGGTAGCTTAGATGTAAACAATAACCATTCTATTGACCAGGCACTGGCTGCACTTAAGAAAGCTGGCATCGATGTAGATGATTTATAATGTCTAGCAAAATCAATGGGTTAGCTTATAACAAAAAGTTATCAATCTTAACTATTCACTTCCTTTTGAATAGCCAAATAAAAACCTTAGTTAAATCAATAGCTTACTCACTATGTCCTCTAATTACTATTATCGGACATTGGGTTGGATTTGGTTCAGGAAAAATATTGTCAGGGAGGGGCTTCGCAAAAATAAGTACCTCTGGGGGGATGGGGACTTACAAACAGTTACGAATAAACAGCCCTTTTAATATAGCACAGTTAGGTTTCTCTCATGCCTAAAACTGCTGAAAAAGTCCTTCGCAAAAAAACCGAATCTTCTAAAGTCGCTTCTGAAAAAAAAGTCGGGGCTAAAAAGCTGACGGCGGCTCAAAAAAGAAAAGCTGAATCTTTGGCTAAGTCTATTGCGCTTATTAAGCAAGACAAAGAACAACACCGTTTAAATTACTTCAAGCCTTATGATTGGCAGAAAGCCTTTTTTAAAGCCGGTATAAAAAATAAACAGCGCATGTTAATGGCGGCCAATCGTGTAGGTAAGACTGCCTGTCAAGCTGCTGAGGTAGCTTATCATCTTACGGGTAAGTACCCCAATTGGTGGCAAGGTATCCGCTTTGATCGCCCTGTTAAAATCTGGTGCCTGGGCGTGTCAGGTGAACAGTTACGAGATGTGATCGTTAAAGAATTGTTTGGTACTTACTTAGGGGATGGCAAGTTCGATTCTCTAGGTGCGATTAACCAAAAAGATGTGTTTCAGGTGACTATGGCCATGGGTACGCCACGCTTACCTAGAGATGTTGCCGTTCATCATGTGTCGGGTAATACCTCTAAGGTGGGCTTCAAGTCCTACACACAGGGACAGCACGTTCTGATGGGTTCAAGCCAAGATTATATCTGGATCGATGAGGAACCTACCGACCCCACAATATACCCCCAATGTTTAACGAGAACGGCTACAGGTAATGATGGTGAAGGTGGCTATGTTGCCCTTACTCTCACCCCCGAAAATGGCATGACTGAACTCGTAGCACAGTTTCAAGATAACCCTGCCTCTGGTCAGTTTCTACAGAATGTCACTTGGGATGATGCGCCCCACCTTAATGAAGCCACCAAAGAACAGTTACTCGAAGCTATCCCTGAATACCAAAGAAAAATGCGAAGTATGGGTATCCCTGTTCTCGGTGAGGGCATGGTCTTTCCTATTTCTGAAGAGGTTGTGAAGTGTGAATCCTTTGAGATACCGCCTCATTTTAAAAAGTTAGCTGCGGTGGATTTTGGTATTACTCACCCGACGACTTGCGTGTGGACTGCTTATAACCCCGACAACGACACCATTTACGTTTACGAGATTTACAAATGTGAGGGTGAAGTGCCTGCTGTCCACGCTTCTGCGATTAAAGCGCGGGGCAAGGATATACCCGTTGTGTACCCACACGATGGCGACAATACCGAGAAAGGTACAGGTCAGACACTGGCTCAGATGTATATGAATGCGGGGGTGAAGATGAACAATCGTTTCACTAATGCCGATGGTACCAATCATGTTGAACCAGGACTAATGGAAATGCTTGAGCGTTTTAGAACGGGGCGTTTAAAGGTCTTTGACAATCTTAAACCTTGGTTTGACGAATTCAGACGTTACCACAGAAAAAACGGAAAAATACATAAAGACTTCGACGATTTGATGGATGCCACGCGATACGCAGCTATCTCAGTGACACGTTTCGGATTGAATGAAGTTGAACAACAACCACACCGGGAGTTAAGCGTTGCCTACAGCTATTAATGAAGATGAGCTACTGACTAGCTTAGAACAGGACATTGAACAAAGTGATTCCTATACCGAGTCTGAGATCGGTGGGAGCCGGCGCAAGGCCTACCAATACTATTACGGCAAAGAACTGGGCAATGAGATGGAAGGCCGCAACCAGCATGTCTCGATGGATGTGTTTGATGCGGTGGAAGCGGTTAAAGCTATGCTCTTGGAAGTGTTTAATGCCAACAAGAATATTTGTCAGTTTGACCCTGAGGGTGAACAGGATAAGGCTGAAATTTCAACCGCATTAGCCAACCATATTTTTTACAAAGATAACAACGGTACCAAGATTTTACATGACGTTATCCACGATGGCCTACTGGCTAAAGTGGGCGTTGTTAAGCGTTACTATAAGGAAGATTATGAGCTTGAAGAGGAAGAGTTTGAGCTAGACGAGGCGAGTTTTAATATGCTCGGTTCTGACCCCGCTATTGAGATTCAAGACTTTAAAAAAAAATCGGTCATGGTTGCCGCCCAAGATATGCAAACGGGCGAAGTTATCGAGGTCGAACAGGTTTCATACTCAGGAACCGTTCTTAGAAAAATCGACACCAGTAA